CAAAATTCGTTTGATGCTATGAGAGACTATACTACAAAACCATTAGAAGTATATATAAATGATGGTATTTTAGCTATGACAGACTACGGTAAAGGTATGTCACCGCAAATTGCAACATCTGATCTTATAATTTTATATGAGCAAGGTACTAAAGGTGCTGAAGATATGGGCGGTTTTGGTCAAGCTAAACTTGCGTTTATGGGTTGGCCTGATTCGTTTGATATTGTTACTGTAGGTATTGATCCTACAACAGGAAAGAAAGTACAAAGCAAAATCTGGGGTACCAGTGAAGATTATATGCTTAAGAATAATGTTAATAAAGAAATAAAAGAAGTAGCAGATAATAGTAAAACCGGAACTAGAATTATACTTAAAAAGGGGCAAAATTCAATAGGTGAATATGGTATTCAACCACATAGAGTTCTTGCTGAACTAGAAACTTTTGGTGACGGACTTAGAACTGGGCAAACAGTAAAAGTAATGAAAGATTTTAAGTCAGATAAAGAACTAAAAGAAACTGGATTAACCCCTAGTATAGATGTTAAAGTAGTTGATGTTAAATCACCTAAATGGGAAAATATAGATAGTATTTTTGATGTAGAAAAGTTTTCTGTTGAAGGTAGTGATGTAGAGATTAAATTTCCTAAAACCAAACCGTATGGTTGGTCTAGTGAAGAAATGAAAGACGTAAGAGTAAAAGTATTTAATAAAGGTCTTCTTTTACCTGACGTACCTAAACGTAGTAGTTTAAACTTTTCTATTGCTAAAAAACCTAATTTTGAAATTGAAATAAATTTTATTAAAACGCCAGAAGCTTCTGATATAGCAAATTATCCTTTTGTTGTAAATAGAACCACATTAACAGCTAAAGTTGAGTCAAAAGTTAAAAGTGCGATACGTAAAACTTTATCTGAATTAAATAAAAAAATTGCTGATACAATTAAAAAAGATATACAAAGACTTTTTAATTCAGCACCAAAAATAAGTGATACAAAATTTATTATTCCTATTACAGGATCTACTGTAGAAGCTGTAAAAGTGTTAAAGCAGTATCCAAAGATGTTTAGTGAACTTGGTGAAATTACTAAATTACATAGCGATACAATTGGTAAACAGACTAACGTACCCCAACAAAATGTAGCAATTACAACTTACGCAGGTGTACACGGTTTTAGACCAAAAAGTGGTATACTTAAAGAGGATTATGTAGTGGTAAATCCGTTTACTTATTTAGATACGTTTTTAAAAGATGTAGATGGATTACCTTACGGTACAAAAACTATAAATGAATTAACACCGACACAAATTAAAGCAAAAGATAAAGAATTAGAAAGTGCAGCTATTGGGTTAATTAGTACACTTACACATGAATACGCTCACACAAATGCAAATGGACATTATTTATCTTTTGTTCAAGAGTTTCATAGAATAGAAAGAGATTTAGGATTTTCAAAACATAAAATGGAGGCACAAGCTTATGAGTTCTTTAAAAAATACGAATCAGATATCAGACACGCTACAAAAGCTCTCGAAGATATACAAAAAGCAGGGACGATCTCTCCGATCTTCTCTGAATATGTCCCTGAACAACGAAGGGTTGGACAATTCTCCGACGAGAAAAAATCTACAACAGATGTTGAAAGACATGGACAAGTACGGGATAGAGGTGGAGTAAAACTTACCTCCGGGTTTGATCCAGTTGAAGCTGTAAAAGCAATTCGGGACCTGGGAAAAGATATAAAAGCAGCAATTCCACACCTGGAAACTCTAGGAAAACATTATTATACAGGTGGAAAACAGCGGTACTTCGATTGGCAGAAAAAGATGAAAGGAGCTCTAGGGGATCTGTGGGTTAAGGTTAAGAAGTACATAGGTGAAATTTGGAAAGGGTTAAAAAGACCCTTAAAAAATGAAAAGGGGGCTGTTACAATCCCGGTTAGAGAAATAAAAGCAGCTACAAAAAGAAACATTAAAAGAACTAAAAAATTACTAGATGAAAAACTTGGAGCACTCACTACCAGGCTTGAAAAGATAAGTCCAAGTATAAAGAATAAAATAATCGAATTTGAGTTAGACACCGGGGTTAAGGTAGAAAAAATAGCTAAAGATGTAATGCTTCCGTTTATAGAAAAAACTACTAAAATGTCTAAGAAAGATTATGATACTTTTGATCTTGCGAGGAAAGAGCGGAACAAAAAAGAAATAGATGGGCTGGTAGAGAAGTACGGGATGGAAGAAGAGTATAAAAAAGTTCGGGGTATGCTTGATGCTATTGGTAACGAAGCTAGAGCAGTTGGATATAAGTTTAATTATTTAAAAGATTACCATCCTCGGCAGATTATAGATTTTGAAGGTCTTATGGATTATTTGTATGAGACTGGTAATAGATCTACGATAGAATTTTTTATTGAAGCTAAAGAGAAAAAACTTGGTAGAAAGCTAACTAATGAGGAAGAAATTAAACTTGTAAATTCGTTGTTTAGAGGTTATGCTGATGAAAGAATTACGCTTTCTAAACCGGGACAACTAAAGCTTAGAAAGTTAAAGAAAATTGGCCCTGAAATAATGGAGTTTTACGGGGATTCTAACAGTGCTCTTTTACGCTATGTCAATGATATAGTTTTAGCAGTAGAAGCTAAAAAACTTTTTGGAGACTATAAAATAGAGGGCCTGGATTTAAACGAAACTATTGGGGCGTATATTTTAAGGGTATCTAAAGAGAAGAGACTTACCCCGAGCCAGGAACTTGAACTAAGGTCAATGCTTCATGCTAGATTTAACCCTGTTGGAACTAGTGGAATTGTTACCACCTTTAAAAACGTAGCTGTGATAGACGTTATGGGCTCCCCGGCGTCAGCACTTCGGCAAGTCGGTGATATTGGTTGGTCTATGATAGAGAACGGGACTTTTGCTTCAGGTAAAGCTTTTGTTAAGGCAATGGTCGGTAACTTTATTTCGCAAAAATACGGCTCGAGATTTACAAAAGAAGATCTTGGGATTAGTAAAATTGGGGCGGAATTTAGTGATAAGACCTTGTCTGCAAAAGCTGTAGATAGTGTGTTTAGAGTTATTTGGTTGACAAAAATAGATGCTATTGGGAAAGAGATGTTAATAAATGCTGCATATGATATAGCGGTTAGAAAGGCAAAGAGTAAAGATATTAAGGTTAGAGATGCTTTTATAAATAAACTCATACCTATATTTGAAAATCGAACAGATGCTTTAATGGAAGATTTTAGAAGTGGGGTAAAATCAAGAGATGTTAAACTTTATCTACTAAGAAAATTATCAGAATATCAACCTGCTACGCTTTCTGAACTCCCGCAGGGGTTTATAGAAGGTGGAAATGCTAGAATAGCTTATATGCTTAAATCTTTTGACTTGAAAAAGTTTGATGTATATAGAAGAAAGGTTTTTCAGCAAATAGCCAAGCCTGGTACCAGAATACAAGGCATTAAAAACCTGTTTAAAATAGCATTCTTTTTAACCTTAATGGAAGCTACAGGGGATACTTTAATAGACTTGTTTCTTGGTAAACCTATTAATATATCAGACACTGTTGTGGGTAGAATTTCGGGGCTGGCTATATCACGATATACTACGAGTAAGATTAGAAGAGAAGGTCCCGGGGCACTGCTTGAACAAATTCTTCCTCCTACACAGTTTATAAATTCTATATTCAGGGATGTGGTTTCAGCGGGTGACGGGAAGGGTCTTGAATTTACTAAGTCTATCCCGTTGGTAGGAAAGTTCTATTATTACCGTTGGGGTAAGGGACTTGAAAAAGTTGAAAAAGATAGAGAGAAGAATCAGAGTAAGAATGCTATTAGCAGAATTAGAAAGATTCAAAAACCTAAGGGTAAAAATGCTATTAGAAAAATTCAAAGAAAGAAAAGAAAAATTTCAAGATAAGTAAAACGGTCAAAGTTTGACCTTTCTTGGTGGATTTAGAAGGGTCAGCTTTTACCACAAATCCTCACTATATAATTGTGTATGTGCTTGCTGATTAATTAATAAACTATTAGCTTTTGCATACGCAAGAGCTTCTAATCTGTTTAAAAATGTTCCATCATTTAAGTAAAATCCTGAATTAGATAATTTTTGGTGAATTGGTAGATCTAATTTAAGTGTATAGTAAGCATAATAAATTACATCACTATGTCGATTAGGCTTTGGTAAACAAATATAAAGATCATTAAATTTTACTACCACGCCTATAATTTCTTTGTTCATTTTCTTTTCCTTTAAATTCATTTATCCCCTCCAGCAATACCAAACCCCTGGTTCAGAGTTAGGTCCTTTATACTCCCTGGAAATTTTACCAGTCTTAATAACCGTCTCAATCACATTAGCGAATTTTGTAGCATCTATATCTCTCCAGATAATTGACATTAGATTATTTTCAGAAACCCATCCTGCCTTCTGGACTATTTGAAAAACCGTATCTATTTCTGATGTGATTTCAGACTTGCCGATAGCTTTAAAAGCGTTTCCCATTACACCTTCTACTTGTTTTATAGCTTCGATAGCTTCCTTTACATGATGCCACTCGATTGTAAGCTTTTGTGAAGTTGCAGCAGCTCTGATTATTGAAAGCTTTATTATGTATGTAGGTTTTCTTGAATACCAACCTGAAAAAGACTTATCAGTACATATTCTTTCGCCTCCCTCGTCTTCATCATAGTTGTTGTACCAATTTACCCAGTTTAGTTTACATTCTTTAGACATCTGGTATTCGCCGGATATAAGAGAAATTTGATAAAGATCAGCTTCTAGGAGTTTTTGAAGCTTTTTTTCCTTTTCTGTCATTTCTGGGATAGCTTCTCGACGTTTCTTCTTTTCTGCCCAGATAAATAACACACGGGAAGTGAGGCCTCCACCAATTGCAGATGCGGGGAGAGAGTTCGCTAGGGAGTCGGGAGTGGTTGCTGCGAGAAGATTAATCCAAGGTCTGACTATTACGTTAGAAGTACCGTGCCTGGTACGGCTTGACCAATCAGCCGGACAGTCAAAAAGATCTGTAAGTGCTGTAAGCATTCGGGTATTTTCTTTTTTCTGTCCAAGAAATGATTCGAATTCTTTGGAGATTATATTCAGCGAAGAATGTCGGTAAATCCCAGCATTTGTTTTAAATTTATTATCTGGGTCGAGTTCGTCTATTGCGGAGTTTTCTATGTCATCTGTCATAGCTTCTTTTGTAGATGAATCTGCACAGGTTCGTATCTCGGGGATGGTGTCAAGGAAGTTTATTCCAAATTTAATCGCCTGAGTTTTGCGAGCAATCCCGGGGTCTGCTACAAGTACAAGATAGAGGTTGGGGTAGTATGTTAACCTGCCGAGTTGTAATTTAGCCTTTCGGCGAAGTGCTGCAGCTATTACAGAATATCCAACCCAGGTGTCAAAGATAGTAGCAGGTTCAGTGTTTTCTTGTAACTTTACATATGAATCAAGCCAGTTTGGTAGGTTTCTAGGCATTTTTAGAATATTCCTTTTTAGGATAATAGTTCTTTTGCTGATATTCTTCTGATTTTCTTTTTGGCTGCTGTGATGTTTTTGATGTATGTTTTAGTATCTACTGATTTTCCACTAGGAGATAAAATAATCAACCCATCTTTTAATTTTCTTTTTATAGCGATATGAGTTGGACCATAATAATCCTTAGCACATTCAAATGCAGCAAGTAGTCCACCTTTAGTAGTAACTGTTATTTTTTGAGCTTTCATTTTAATTCTCCTTAAAATATAGTAGTTAAAGCTTTTCGTAAGTTCTCAGCACCTTTTGTACCTTTTATACTCTTTTTACCCTGTAGTACACAGAGTCTTCCGGTGAGCTTCACTAATTTATCAATAGTGTTATCAAGCCGAAAATCAACTGTACCTTCGATTGAATCAAGTGGAGAAAAGTCAAGCAGCACGGGAAGTACCACTACGACATATGTACTGACAAGGATTTGCAGTCCACCTTTAATGTGGAATATTTTTATTCTATTCACTCGGTCTTTCTGAATTATAAATAGCTTATTTTGTTTATTGGTGAGGGATTTATAAAGGTCTTTTATAGTTTGATCCCGCTCCGGGATTGTATTCACTGAGATTAGTACAGTGTTATTCACTTTCTTTTTTCCTCCATTCTATTATTCCATATATAGCAAGTACGGTATAAATAGTAAACAAAATACCTTGCATTGGAATCCCTTTGTAAAAATCAATCACAGCCCATGATGCATTTGTAAAGAACCATATGTAAAAACAAGCTATCTTCTTTTTTATGTTCAAGACTACGCCAGTCAGGGCCAGGATAGTTAAGGCTGCGGTGAATATTGTAAATGTATTTTGGTGCATAGGATTTTGCACTCCCTTTTTAAATCTAATAAGTATTTAACCGCTGTAGAAGTAGTTTGACAATCATGATAATTAAGTTTTACTTCTGCTTCAAGTCGAGCAATTACAGCAAAAGTAAAATCTTTATAATAACCTAAAGGAATACGCTTATTTCTCCAACCAATAGAAGCACACCAACCATTCCCGCTTTTTGTAACTCCAGTGACACCAGAAGAGTTTCTTATATTTATTTTACTATTTCGTACATTACAGGAACGTGAAACATGCCTTAAATTTTTCCATCTATTATCATATTTATATCTATTTATATGATCTATATCACACTCAGGAAAATAACCTTCCATATAAAACCAAGCTAATCTATGTGCAGGATAATTTATTTTATCTATAGTAATATATCTATAGTTTATTCCAGATCTACTTTCAGCTCTTTTACCTTTCTTTTTATTTTTAGCTTTACTTGTCCAATAAAAATGACCTAGTAAAGGATCATAATAAATTAGTTTATGTAATCTTTCATATGTTAGTTTATTATTCATTTTTTAATTCCTCTCTATTTTTTTCTTCGAGAAGAATAGTAATAATGTAATTACTTAATGTTCTATTTTCTTTTTCAGCTTGTTTTAAAAGCCAAGATAATAAACTTTCTTTAATTCTTAAGCCAATTTGTTTCATGGTATATCTCCTATTTAATGTTTAGTGTATTATACCATATTTAATATACATTGTCAACCATTATTAATTATTGTCAACCATTGTTATACAGTCTATATCCGCACCAAAACCGGGCTAACTCCGGGCGGATCAAATACGGGGCGTTTGTTGGGGTCAAAATGGACGTTTTAAAAATTATTGATACCCGTATACCAACCAACCGAAAACCCCCGTTAAAACGAATATTTACACAAATCCATTTTTCAGCTCTTCGCTTCGCCAGCTTATATCCAATTCCTCACCTTCTGCCCAGGAAGTCTTCACTTTGAAATCTACATCTACTATGAATTCTTCGCCATAATAGGTGAGTGGGTTTAACATCAGCTTTCGTAAATGCCTTACAGTATGATCTATATTTTCATCTTTTATCATTACATAAATAGCATCGTGGAGTTGGAGTAAGATTTCCATTTCATATGGCAGGGATGAAAGACTATCGTATACTTTTTTTAAGGCTACGTTTAGCAGGTCCCCGATAGTTGACTGGGGTATGTATGAATAAGCTGAACGAAAAAGTCCATCTCCCCAGCGATCCAAGAACCGGTGTTTTCTACCAAGAAGATTTGTTAAAGTTCTAGATCTTTTTAGATCATTCTGGATAGAAGTATGCCATATGCGAAGCGTTGGATTTGCTCTATGGTAAAGCTCCATGTATACTTTAGCTTCGGAGAGTTTTATACCCAAGCGATTGGCTAGGACTGTCGGGCCAGCAGAATAAGAATTCGCATGCCTGACAGTTTTACCAATAGTTCTGATTTCTTTTGTTACCAGGGAGAAGTCAATTCCAAGCATGTCGGCGATAGTCATTTTGTGAATGTCGTAGCCGAGGGCAGTTTTTTCACTATTAGAAAGACCGAAAGAATCTTTAAACATTTTCTTAAGTTTATGATCTCCGGTAAGGTGTGCAACTATTACTGCTTCAGCCTGGGCATAATCAGCTTCTATAATTTTCCACCCTTTTCTAGCCTTGTACATTTTCCTGGCCTCCGGTGGTATGTTCTGAAGGTTTCCACTTCCAAAGGGTAGGATTATAGATCCCGAAGAACTCCATCTACCGAAGCTACGTTTGGTTTTTTTAGTATCTTCCTCATCATCAGATGCTGCTCCGGTGATATTGTAACTGGTGTGTACGGTGTCGTTTTCAGATAGCTTTACATCAAGAAACTTAAGTAAAGTATTAGCTTTTTTATAATCTAAGAATAAGTTAAAAATAGGGTTATCTGGTACAAGCCTGGATAATTTTCTGATAGCCGCAGCGTCAACAGTTTTAGTTCGCTTTTGGTTCTTGGACTTTCTTCTCTTCCACTGTATAGGGAGTTTAAGTTCATCGTATAAAAGTACTTGCATTTGTTGAGAAGAGTTGAAGTTTATCTCCCTGCCTACAATGGTGTTCAATTCAGAAAGCATCTTATCTCTTTTCTTTGTCCAGATTTCTATAAGCTTAGCTTGAATCTCCGTATCAACTTTTATACCCTGGAGCTGCATCATAAGAGCTACGGGGATTAAACTCATTTCGAACTCAAAGGTTGGGCGGACTTTTTGCTTGTCGAGTTCTATATCAAGAACTTCGGCTATACCGAGTGTGTTAGCTGCGTCAGCCGGGTTGTAATCTTGGTCTTTTGCAGAACCGCCTTTCCAAGGCTTTACATCTAAGCATACCGAGCCGAGAAAGCCTAAGTCACGGGGAAGTTCCGGCCAGCATACGTGGGCAGCTATCAGGGTATCCATGTAGAGATCTTTGCATAAAATATGCTGGTTGAACCAAAGTACCCCGGTGTCGTAAGCCCCGTTTTGCATTACTAACTTTTTCATAGTTATTAATTTAGCAAAGGTTTGCCAGAGTAAAAGCTCATCTTTTTCCGGTAAAGCTGGAGCTCTGCCTTTGAGAAGAAATATAGATATACCAAAATCGGGATGGTGGCTAAGACCAAGTTCCTCAATATGAGAGCCTGGTTGGACAGTTTCTACATCTATGGCGAGCTTATCCCATTCCGGGTGCTCCATACACTCTTCCATATAGGTAATGAATCTTTGTAGACCTACGTTTGGAAGGAAAATGGATTTTGTTTCAGGAATCTCGGGGAATTTAGAATGAGTTAAAGCTTTGCGAAAATCTATTACTGTTTGAAAGTATAGTTTCCAATCATATGTGACTGACTGCGGGGAATAAATAGGAATTATTTTTAGACCTTTTACTAGCTTGCAAGGTAAAATATACCCACGGAAGATAGAGATTTTCTTCTCTCCAGTTAAAGCCCAGAGAGCGATGGGACCAAGAGCTATAATTATATTAGGTCTGTATAATTCTAAATCCGCTTTTAATTCATCTACCCAGTACTGGAGTTTAGGCTTAGGTATGGTACATTTTTTATCCTCGAAGAAGTAAGAGATTCTTCCGGCAGGAGGGTATTCTTTAGCTACGTTTGTTAAAAGGCATTTGTATCTGGCAATTTCAGCCTGTGTAAGTAAGTTATCAAGGGTTCGCCCCGGTGTTCCTGAAAACGGTAATCCTGTTTTAGAATCTTCTTCACTTGGGGCATCTCCGACAAGCATGATTTGAGCATCAGCGGGGCCTATGAGGTTTACTTGCATTTTTTCTCCTTTTGTTTAAGGATTATGGTCAAAGTTTGACCTTTCTTAATCTTGTTTCTTTTTTTCTCCTGTTTCCATAACCGAAGCTACAGTTAATATCGCACTACCGATTATACAGTCTACTAATCTATCAACTCCTTGTAAACCAGTTTTTTGATCAAGTTTTAATATTTGACAAAATATACTATTTAATAATACTTTTGCTTCTTTTGCAAGATCATCAGCTTGCTTTTGTAGGTCAGTGTTTTTATTCATCTTTCTTCTCCGTGTTTAAAGCCGTGTATAAATGCGGTTAAGTAGTGATGTTTACAGGTTATGTAATCCTTTGAACCCTTTTCCATTCCAGTGTGAGCTTCAATGGTGGAGTATATAAAATCCCAGTGTTCTGCAGCAAGTTTTTCAGACTTTGATAAGTGTTTTACTTTCTTTACTTGTTTTCCACACTTTATACAAGCCCCGGTTTTAGTTGTTTTTATTGCTTCTTTAGACACAGTGTTTGAACAATTATCGCAGTAAGGCATTTTATTTTCTCCTTTATGGCTTATAAATCCTTGGTTTAGGTATCACTATTAAGCTTTCATCCACCTTCTCTTCAAAACAAAAATCATTTATCCAAGGTGGAATTACGGCTACTTCATCTGAGTGTTTGTCAGGTTTACGGAGTAAGCATCCACGAAGGTCAGTAATTTCACGTTTTATTTCTTTGTTGGATTTTCCAGTTTTAAACCTGACCACACGTTCTTCTGATATAGCCATATTTATAGCTTGTTGTGTCTGCCAAATCTGATCGTATTTAGGTTTCTTTACTTCATTAGATACGACTTTTTGACTCATGGTTATTTTGGGTTTAGGCATTTTAAATCTCCAATAAATCTATTGTTTGTATTACGGAAGAAAGTATAATTTTACTTCGCTCTTCCATCATTTTTCCTCTCCTTTTAAATATGTTTTTATTGTTTCTGCGTGACACTGTTTTGGGCTGCACCAACAAAAAAGATTAAGTTTATTATATAATTTATACAGTTCTTTAAGCCTATCAAGTTCATCATAAAAGCGTTTATTTTCTGCTGAATAAGATTTAACTCTAACTTTAAAATACTTATCATAATTACTACAGGCACTTTCTCTATCTCTTTTTGCGTTTAAAATAAAAGGATTTCCTAGTGTGGAAGAACGATCTACTTTTACGTCCCAGGGATTTTTTAACTTCTCGTATCTTAAATTTTTAATTTTAATCATTTTCCTCTCCTTCTTTCCATTTATTAAGTCTTGCGAGTGCTGTAGCAAAAGATTCAATACCTTTTTCACAGCCTGTAGCTATAAGTTTCATTTCACAAGCAGCCTGGATAATAGCTCCGGAACCAGCAAAGGGATCATAGAGGGTATCTCCCGGCAAAGCTACTCTATTTATTAACTCTTTGCACAGTGTGACGGGTTTTTCAGCTTGGTGAGTTTTCTGTCCATGCGGGACTATATCACACTGAATCCAGTCTGGTTTACCTTGAAGTATAACCTTTGAAGACGGTTTTCTAGCAAAGAGAATAGCTTCGTATGCAGAACTTGGCCAGCGATCTGGCTGGTTGTTTTGTCCAGAATTACCTTTTACCCAGACAATCGGCCATTTTAAGACATCCCATTTTGCCTTTAGCATAAGATCGTAAAGAAGGGCAAATATAAACCTATCCCGACCGCAAAATATATAGGCGTGTCCGGATTCCTTTGTGATGCGGTACGATTCTTCTGCGAGCGTGGTTAGCAGCTTTGTAGCATATGCAAGATTATCTTCATATGTTATACCTGTGTTGGTGAGATTCCCGCCGGTTTTTCCTCCCGTGGTCATAGCATTTTTATCTATATCTATACCATAGGGAGGATCTGTAAACAAAAGATTAATAGAATTGGTTTTCATACTTGGTAGATGGGTTTCAGCAGGCATGTTTACTAAATTGAATCTTTTTTCATCCTTTAACTTAGTTTTAAAATCTGTTAAAGCGGTTATGTTTTGCTGGATTCTTTGTAAACCCTTGTATGACCTTTTAATCTCGGACTTGGTTTTACCCTGGGATAGATCTGGAAATTGTCTTAACATATCAGCCATCTGGATTGCTTCAATTACATTTCCTTTTGTTTTCCCGATAGCTTCTGCAGCATTTTCAAGCGTGTATCCGCCGGTTCTACCTTGAGTCGGTTTTCCATATTTCTTTTGTTTAAGCTGTACCAGGCTGTCTATGGCAAAGCACTCTTCTGCAGGGGTTAGAGCTTTCCGCTGGATGTTTTCTTCTAGCTCGAGTTCTTTTAAGGTAAGCGGGTCCATTTCATCAGAATAACATATTTTAGCTTGGAATCCACCGGCAAGGCAAGCAGCAAGTCGCCTTCCCCCGGCTATAAGTACCATGTCTCGGGTTACAACTATTGGTTGAATTTGTCCGTAGGTTTGTATAGAGGCTATTAGTTTATTAATCTCCCCGATGTCTTTCCTTTGTCGGGGTTGAGCATCATCTATGATTATAGTGGTTGGGTCTACTGTGTGGAGCTTGTTGTCAAGCATCGTTATAATCTCCTTTTCTCATAGCAAATATATCTTTTTTCTTTAGTCCCATTAAAGTCATTAAAACTTTTTCTTCTTCTGTTAACGGGGGATTTTTAGCTTTCGAAACCTTTTTAGGTTTAGGCCAGGTAGGAGTCTTTTCCATATCAATAGCCCGCTTTAAGCGGTATTCGGATACATACGCCGCTTGAGCTTCAGGAGAAGACTCCCCGAAATTTGTATATAAATTTTCTAGTTGCATTTTCCTCCTTTAAAGATTACCCAGAGAAACCGGGGTTATTTAGTTAGTTTTCTATGCGCTGACATAATAGCTAATTTCAATGATTCTCTTTTGGGCTTCTCTGGGTAAAAAATTTTTTGTGTGGAGAGTGAACTCACCTTCCTCTGCTTTTATTGCAGTAGTCATCCGTTCTAATCCTTCTCCCCATTTGTTATATTATTTAGTTGAATCTATATATATTTCTTCAACGGATTTCCCACATATCTTACAAACGACGTATTCATCATCGGCAAGATGTGATTTTATATGCTCAATAAACTTCTCGGCAGCTTCAATATTAATTTTGATCCTACTTGACTTCATACTTTCACTACAAGTTGCAAAACAAATAGGATACAACAACCGTTGAAACCAATTTCTTTCAACAATCACACGATCAGCAGTATCATTGTGCCAAACTATGAAGCGTTCTTTTTTAAAAGGATTAAGCATTTTTATTTTCCTTTAATCTTTTCGATAGCCCTATGATCAGGGTGCCGATAGTTTTTTAAAAATTCTGGCATTTTGGTAAGTTTGCCGTTCTTTGTAGCCTGAACCCTTGTTCCAATATCTGGTTGGTTTGGGAAGGTATCTTGATATTCTTCAAGCAAGGAAGCCATTTGGTTCTGCCAATCATCGGGCATCGAGTGCATCAAAACTCTTGGAATAACTAAAAAACTGGCATAACTTAATTCAAACCATCCCCACAGTCTTTCTTTTCCATCATTGGTGGTGCATTGATTTTGCCCGATGATTGATTTATCGCTGAAAATTTTCATTTCCTTTTCCTTGAAGTTCAATTTAATACATCACATTGTTATATTATTTGTTTGAATGGGGAGTGAACTCACCTTCCTCTGTGTTCGGTCACAGCAGTCATCCGTTCGTATCCTTCTCCCCACACAAAAGTGTAAGTATTACTACTTACTTAGTAACCCTTCTGGGTGCGCCGAAGCGTGAAGGGTGTTGTTAAGCTTAATAAAGCAAGCTCTTTCTAATTCCACCAAGTTTAACTTTGGAATTAAACTTACCTTTGTACTCCTCAATAGCCACATCTACATCAACTTCAATTCCAATCCAGATTCCCTCTTCTAATGCCTGAAGAATAACAGATGGAGTTGACATATCTATGTCGAGGATTTTACTGAACTCAGAAAGAGCATTAATTTTCCACTGGCGTTTTGTGGACTTTCCTGAAGGGGTCATCAGATCTTCATCGCCGGGCCTGGGCAGAGAATTAACATACATTACATAAGCCCCGTCGATAGGTGTTTCATCATCGGATAATACTCCCCCGTTGTCGTGCAAGCAGATACTCCAGATAATGCTACAGGTTGCGGGGACAAATGATACCTTTGTAACCACTCCGTGATAAGTACCATTTGGAACCAGCGGGTCAGCTTTATACTCGTCTTCTACGTTAAAGTTTAATCCACCGAGTGCACCTTCTTCTTCTGGATAATTGTCTTCTACTTCTACTTTTGCTGTACTTCCTTTAGCCATTTTAAATCTCCTACGTTTTGTTAGTTTTTTGGTTTTCGTGATAGTCTTGTTTGGTTAGTTCATTAGTTTTTTACTGTGCCTATATCACCTCCTTTGTGGTACTGGTTTAGCTTTCGGTTTTACTTTATCTCCAGTGAGATATGACATAACTTCAGTATAATCATTTTCAATAATATCAGGTAATAGGCGTTCTTTTCCTGAAGCCCGGCTTCTTCCATGATTTCTACCTATTGGGATAGTTTGAATAAAGAATTTGGTATCATTATTTACCTTTCTGGAAAAATGATAGTAAACTTCATCAAAGTACGCAGGGACATCTCCAGACAGCTTTCCAGTCAAGCTAGGTTCTACACCAATCACCGCTCCTGCGTCATCATGGATAGTGTCAAGATGAGCTATAAATACCAAGTTACAGTTGAGATTCAGCATTTGACGAAGCTTACCTTCCATGAGATTCTTAACCATAGAATAGTGCACTTGCCACAAGGGGCCGTTGGTAGCAGAGCGTTTTGGGTCAAGTTGCAAAGCTTTTTCCATACAAAGATCTGTCATTGAGCTAAGGTTATCAATTATTACAGTTTTGTATTCTTCGGCTAGGATAGCTTTTTTAACTTGGACAAAATCTTGCTCGAATTTACCCCAGCCGCGGGCAGTAAGCTCATATTGTTCATAGTTGAAATCTTTTCCCCTGTACGAAAGAATCTCTTTTCCAAAGTCAAAGATAAAGCCGGGGGTTGGAAAAGACGAAGCGAATACTGATTTCCCTGTACCGGACTCTCCAACTGACATAATCTTTAACCATTCTGTGTTTATTGTAACGTCTTTAGCGTTTGGCATTTTCTTTATTCCTCCGAACTAACACAAAAAGTTTTTATTTTTTTGCATTTTTCTTTAAATTGTTTTCTTCGATAACTTGCTTTTAGTTTAAGTTCCTCAAGTTTTTCAACTATTTGTATAGCCTGATCAACCTGGATATGACTATAATGTTCAGGATCACAAGAAATATTATGTAAACAATTTCTGTGGAAATATTTTCTAAGACCTCCATAAATACCATAGCCATCAACATTACTTAAATTTGTATCTTTTTCATTACAAAGAACACATTTTTTAGCAAATGTAATAAACATTTTATTCCTCCTTAATTAGGTTAATATTATAACTAAAATAGTTTCGACTGTAAAGCAAATAGTAAATGTGGTGTATAAGATTGTTTCCATTTTAAACTCTCCATGGTCAAATTTTGACGTTTCTGTTTGGTTGCGGCGACCAGGAATCGAACCTGGCATTTGCGCTGGAACCATCCGTAGCATCTCGCGAAGATAATCGCCGCATATTTCTTATTCATCCAAGACATTCCAATGATTTACATGAAAGCCTTCAAAATTTAACTCCTCGTATGGTTTATGCTGTTGACAAAGATTAAGATAAGAACACGCACCGTATTGGTGGCAGTTATCGAACGACTCCGGCCAGATGTTTTCTTTCAGCGACTGATAAATATCTCGTGCTGTGCAGATAAATGAGAGTTTCCAAGCAGCAATATCCCCGGCAGTATAGATCTGCGGGATTCTCCGAAATTCAAATCTAACCTTTCCATAATTTCCAGTTACCCTGGATTTAGTTGAACCAAGGTAGCCGAATGAACAAAGACAGCCCTGAGGTTCAAAATCTAGAATCTTTTTACCCGCATAGGAATAACCAATAAGCTGCGGGGAGCGGTTGGCTTTTGCAATGACCTGATCCAGTCTCCACCCGGTAGTTTTAAAATCTAGTAACCACTTTACATTGTCCATCTTAACACACTGGTCAATTTTACCAGTAAAGATAACCGGAGGCAGTTTATGAAGAAGCTTTTCCTCGGTGGGATTTTCAGGTTCAATCGGACACTCAAATTTCTTTTCAGTATGTATGATTTCCAGGTATTGTTTATCTTCTATAAAGTAATCTACATACGCATTAAGCATATCTACAGCAGTATTGAAATTCTTATAGTCATCATAGAACTCTTTCTCTGCAGATTCTTTTATATAAGATTCATTACCCATAGTTAGACCAACGCTGATTGCTGACATTTGATCAGTAGGATTGGTGGGCCAGCCGTTTTCCTTAACCCAATTATGATAACCTTCTTGAATTGCATGCCAACAGGAGCCGTAACGTAAAGCTGTGGAACCGAAGTTAGATTGCCAACCTTCGATAATTTGTAAGAAGTATTTCTTTTTACACTGACAGTAAGTTGATCTACCGGAGTTGTCCAAATACAATATTTCTTTTTCCATTTTAGTTCTTCCTTTTTTGTTAAAAGGTTGTGTAGGGAGAATTTGGTTAGAAACTCTCCCTACGGGGTTTCGGAGTTAATAAGGTAGCGGAAAACTAACTCCGTGGGTTGCTTGGTTTAGGCTACAATACCAAGTTTTTTCAGAAGCTGAGCTGCCAATTCTTTCTCCTTACCATTAGGCATATCGGCAAACTTACCAAGAATAGATTTCTTGGAAATCTTCTCAGCTGCGGGGGCACGAACAGACCAGTTACCTTCTGACAGACCAGTCCAGACTTTGTTCATGGCCGCAATTGCTTCTGCTCCCTTTTTACCGGCTGCAGAATCCCCGATTTTCTGGCTTAAACCAAAGGGGCCTAAGAGGGCCTGGATGCCGTCTGGCAAAGTTGCAAAATCCAGGGAAAGAACTTCTCCTGTTTGACCTTCAGTGATTGTCAGAACAGTTCCATCAATTACCTTTTTGAGCCTTTTCTTTTTTGCTTTTGGAGCTGGTGTTTCTGCTGTTGTCTGTGGTTCATTCTTCGCCATGTTATTTTTCCTCCTGTGTTAGGTTGCTATGAAGAGATATTCTTCGTAGCGGTTGATAAAGCTTTAATTGAAAGTATTTTTTCTTTTATAGCTTCTTTAATAAAATTTTCAAGAGATACGCCCTCGTTTAAAATTGTTTTCTTTACCTCAATAAATTCTTCTTCTGTTAGTCTTATCTGTGCGTATCTCATCTTAACCCCATTATTTGATTGTTCCATCATTTAATGAATGATACCATGATTAAATGTAGTTTACAAGAAAAATATTCTAGTTTTAAAAATTATTTCCCAGGAAAATACTCATTTTCTTCACTTTCGGTCAAACCATTTAAAGCCTCTTCAATTTCCTTTCTGGACTTTTTATCCTTCACCATGAGCATTAATTGTCTTTCTCTATCGGGATCAATAGTAAGTTTAGACAATTCTCCGTTGGTGGACTTAAAAAAGGCTGTAAACGGGGCTCTGTATTTTCGCTCCAAAACCACATACTGCTTCATGTTTTTAAGTACTTTGTTTATAAACAGTTGTGAAGCGTGTACAGGTTTAAGATTTGAAAATAATTCTCTTTCTTTTTCCAGTGCAGTTGCTATATCATTCTGCTCAGATTTATTTGCTACCCGGATAAATATAGCTTCGTTTACTTCGAGTTTGCGGGCCTGGTTAAACCAGACTTTTGCTATTTCTGACATTTGGAAGTCTCCTTTAAAATATTTTAGTATACCCCGGGAGTTTGACTTTAACCTCAGCATACCCCGCAAGCACCTTTTTTCTAATCCATTGAACTTCTTTTTCTCCGCATTTAAACCAGGTTCCGATGGAATACGCCTGAGTTGACGGGGCGTAGGATAAAAATCTATCTTCTTCTGGCTTGTATTGGAAATAGTTTGAGTGTATTTTTAGTAACATTTTAGACTCCTTCTTTTATTAGATAATAATAATGATCTACAAGTGATTCCCAGGATTTAAATTCATACCGAGAGCAGTCTGCGGTTTTAACTCCTGGTACAAGGGTAAGATAAAATTTTGCTTCTATTTCAGTTTCGTGACTATGTTGCCAGACGCTGATTTCTATATTAACAGATACGTCGAGTTTTTTACTTAGATTCTGAACCATTGTTGGTATCTGGTGATATAGTGGTACTTTACTTCTACCTATTGTTTTCATCTTTCTCTTCCCCCGTTAGCTAACCACCACCAGTTTTTTAGTCTTCCCCACCCTGACCAATCTTTAAGTGCTAAAGCTGCTATACCGCTGAAAGTAAATATAATCACTACCCATACAGCAACTCCGGTAGCTTGTATAACAATTCTAATTGCCTCAAATAAGGTTTCCATTTTCTTCTCCTCTTTAAAGTTCTTTATAAAATCTGCGGAATATAGGCTGCCGCGGGGCAGCTATTGAGCCGTATTGTTGATACTTAAAAGTTACAATTTTTCCAAGGAACTCTTCTTGGTTATTCCAGATGTCTAGCTTTTCCGAGTCGTTAAGTTTACCAGTACAGTTAAACGGTTTGTTCCAGAATGGGCACTGCAAGATAAAACTTCCCAGCGTGCCGGCACCTACCTTTAAATCTTTATTCGAGGCTCTTTTCATAAGCCCCATTTCATCCTCAACCTGTGGATTAAAGTTAGTCATTTTCTCGTTGAAGCCTATAATCACAGCTTCTGCATCGGTAAGAGGTTTTCGTTTGAAAATATTCATCTCTTTGAATGTGGCTCTACCGGCTTTGTAGGTAGATTTTAAGGATCGAATCATAGCCCCTTCGTAGTTATCAGCTACGCATTGGTTAGTGTATTCGATTACCTCTTCTTTGTCATATAGCGGAGTTTGAGGAAGAATTACAATTCTCGGTAAAAGATAGTCTTTTTTATCGGCTAAAAGCCACCGCTGTGCGTAAGGCTGATTCGGGTTTAGAAAGTTATCAAAGGTGTAAAAGGTGAAATCCGGCTGACCGTATTTTCTACGCAAAGGCCCCGTGGACTTATTAAAGGCATCCTTGTCATTTGGTTCTCCAAGTACCAATTCACCGTCTAAGCCGTTTAACCTTGGATCTGATAGAGTTTCAAATACATACGGGTTAGGTTGAGGTTTCATAGAGCTGGTTCGCGGGGTGCCATCTATTAAACAACGGAAGCCGTCTATTTTAGGGCTGCCCAGAACGGGGTAGGATAGTAAGTGAAGCTGGTTGTCTTCAATGCTGTCGTTGGGAGCTTTTAAAGGTCTCTTTATCATTTTAGTTCTCCTTTTAAATTATGTCCATAATTTTTAATGCTATCGTAGTTGTGGTAAAAACACCTATAACTATAAGGGATGTAGCAGTTAGAGTTTTTAACATTGGAGTAAATCCATCTGAATACCAAATCCAACCAAGTAAGATATAAATTGGTGATGTCATTACTAAAAGACCTAAGATTAGTTTCATCTTTAGTTCTCCTTTTTTACTATGGTGAAACCTCGATCAAAATAGTTCATATTTAATTCTTCAAGTGTTTTTACAGGTGAAACAGTATGTAAAAACCCGCCTGTTTCTGTATTAACAAGATTAAAATCTGTAGTAACAATATAAGTATAATCTCTTTTCACTCTCATCCCAGGGTACAATAAAGTTTCTTTTTTATTCTTAACTATCGCTCCGGGGAAATGTCGCTCCACCCAGTCAAGATTATTTAAAAGTGTAGGGAAGGATGAGAGTTCTGCTTCAGTTGTCCATGTAAGGTTTTCTAATTCAGCTGCTGCACCATATTTATGCCTTTTAACCTCTTGTGTTAGCTTTAAAAACTCGTTTACGCAGGGATTTTCAGCTGCAATGTCATAAAGACTAAATGGTTTTACAACTCTATACTTTTCGAGTTCTTTGGGTTTTTCAGGTTCTCTTTCTACCTTTTCTATTCTATCTTGGCAATTAATAAACTGTTCAGTATACCTATCAAAACTTGTAGTACAGTGATTTAGTTTACTACTATCATAATGCTCGCAGTTTATATTATAGCACTTTCTTATTTCAGTCATCTTTCTTCTCCTCCACTTTTAAAATCTTATAATTGTTAGAACCATAATTAACTTTATTTTGCACTGAAACCAAGCTTACAAAAAGCTTTCTGCTTAGCTGTGACATAGCGTTTTGAAGGGCATTTTGCTTAGTTCGAGTTGAGGTATAAAAACTATGGTTCTCCCCGTACCAGTTAATTGTAACTTTATACTTGGATTTTTCAACCATTAGTGATTCTCCTTCCACTTAAGATTAAAAACTCCCGGGTAAAAGATTCTTTCGAAGCCTTTTCTTACCACCAGTATCTTACCGGTAGAACTTGACTTATGAGGCGGGAATCCGCTTTTATATGTAAATTTCTCTCCGCCTGCAGATTTTAAAACCTCGTTAACTTTAACCTCCCTACCCCCGTCTTTATGTACTAAAACCCATCTTACTGTCCAGCCGTTCATTTTAAGCCTCCTTTATTTTCTTTTTGTATCTTTTTAAAGATTCAACTCTGTTTAGTTTAAAGTCCAGCCGGTTGAGCTGATCCAAGGCTAAAAGCAGGGAAATTCTCTCGTTGGGTAAAGTGGATTCAGATAGAACCAGTTTTGTAATAGCAGTCTTGGTTCTGGCCAGAGTACCGGCGTTGTGGAATAGTCTTTCAAATGACCATTTCTGTACGGTGGTTCGAACTTTTTTCTTTTTGTACGGGTTTTTCCAGGTTGTTACCATTTTTTACCTCCTTTAATAATTATCATAAATTGTTCTTGCGTGTTCAAAACAGAGTGTATCCAAGTTGTCCTTTCCAAATTCGGCTATGAACATTTCTACTTGAACCGGGGTGAACTCTTTGTCAAAGAGGGAAATGGAAATAATTTCTACCTCGGCGTCATAGCCTGGGAAGTCGTAGCTCCGGGGCTCCCCTTCGTGAATTACATAGTCTATGGTTAATGGAAGCTCTATGTTGGTTTCTAATTCAGACATTGTCTATTCTCCCTTTTTTCTTCTTCTTCTTTTTCAATCAAAAGTACGAACTTTACAAGTGTAGAGGCTAAAATCATTTCATTTTTTATACTGTGTGAAGATAGTATACAGCCCAAGGTTGCAAAAATTCTGGTATGGTGCTCAACCCCGGCTTCAGTTGAAAGATCGCATAGGCTAAATAAAACATCATGTACGCCTTTTAAATATTCTGTTGCTTCTTTTTCTGTGGTTATCATTTTAAGCTCCTTTATATGTATGTTTTAGTTCTTCTATCAACATAGTTGCATGAACGTGCATTGTATCTTTTAACGTATTTACTGCTTCAAGAGAATGATAATAACTTCCGGCAATAGTATAAAAAATTGAAGCTTGTGATGGTATTCCAGCTTTTTCACATAACTCTGCGGCTTCAGACATTTTTTGGCCTATATCTTCTATAAATTTTTCTAAATCTTCTTTTGAGCTAATCATTTTAAGTCTCCTTTATTGGTTGTTGAAATGGTCAAAATTTGACCTTTCTCTGTTCTAATTCAGCTTCAATAAAACCAACAATTTGTTTATTGGTATTAAGTCTTTCTTCCACTGATCCACCGGAATAAGACAGAATGTTTGTTAAAAGAGCTGCTTCACATATTGTGATGTCTTTTAGTGAATCCTCTCTATCTTTTAACAATTCTTCTGTTGATATGTTAGTGATTTTTGTCATTTTCTCCTCCTACCCCAATGGTGCTTTTTGTTTAAGTAAATGATTCGGGGCTTTATGTTTTGAGTAACTTGGTGGTATGTAATTCCAGTTTGACGGCCAAACGCTTTCAAGCCGGGTCTGGGTATTTTGGTAATAGCCTTTCCAAGTATGCCCGATAAAGGTAAATGTAAGGGCTATTATAAGATAAGTTAGTAAAGTTTTCATCTTTTTCCTTTAAGCTGGCTGTAAAAGGTTTCTTTTTACTTTCAAACCTAATCTAACTCTTTTAGCTCTTTGCCGATGATCTATATAGTGACCTCGCCCGGCTTCTTTATCTTTCCAGTGGGTATAACAAAGAGTATTCGGATTTTGTTTCTCGGTAAGTCTTTGTTTAATTTGTTTTTTACAAGAACTGTAGCTACAAATTGTACTTGATAAAATGTCAAAAGATAGTTTCATTTTAAGTCTCCTTTTAAAGTTTACATAAACTCATCTAAATAATCGGGTTCTAGGCCAAAATACTCTCCGCAGATGTCTTCTGCAGATTCCGTGTCACCTTCAGCAAGGTAAGTTTGAAACTGTTCCATAGCTTCACCAATCAGAGATAAAGCTTCACTTTCAGAGATGTTGTCCCTTTGCATCAGGGTTTCTTTAATACTCTTTCTTGGTTCCATTGGTTCTCCTCCTTTAATAAATGTTTATTTTCGTTTAAAATCTTAGTTAAAACCTTGATCAGATGTGTTGAGATATAGGTTGAATAATATTAAATTCATCTGTGCGAAGCAATCAGGTGTAACGGCTTATTATAAAATTGCGTTCATAGCATAACAAAGCTTCCTGGCCCTACGACGAAGGAAAACAGGCACATGCCACATGGTTTGATTATTGTAACACTTATAAAGATTGACACCCTGCCAGTATTTTACGATGTGTCTGTCATCACTATGCAAACCGTTACTGGGTGTTGGTATATCAGTGTCAAGAATTGCGATACACCCCACACGCTCATCAACTTTGTATCTTTCCATTTTTACCTCCAAGCAATTTTTATAATATTAAATTCATCAGCAGCTTTGCTGCCTGTTGCAATGGCTATTATTTTTCAGCCTCACGTCTTCTAAGATTTTAAAAGCTGCTTCAGTATCTCGACTGATCACGAATGAAGGTGGGGAAGGGGCTTCCATTTCGTACATAATGCAAGCGAGTACTGCCATTTCACGCATTTCGGATGGAGTAAATTGATTAGCATATATCTGCGCTTTCATTGCGTCTACCATGCAGCGGTAAGCATTATCTTGGTCATATTTAGCCTTCATGGTTTTCATATTTATCTCCTTTTTTATTAATACTGTTAAATTGTTTTCTTAAAGCAAAATCTGTTTCTACACAAAGTCTATGTAATTCAAAAGCATCTTCTAAGTGCGGGTACTCGCTCGGAAGTGTTGCAATTATACTATTTATTACTCTGGTAAAACAAATTTGATTAAAGCCTGTTGGTAAATTTATAGTTAATTTAAATGTTGGCATTTTTTAATCTCCTTTTCTATTTCTATGTAAAGTAAAATTAATTCTACTAAAATCCAACCAAAATAGGTATAAAAAATAAGGAAGAAAATCCACATCTTTATTCTTCTTTACTCCTCTTTCATCTCTTGTTCAAGAATCTTTTTCATCTCTTTTTTTTCGGTGTTTCTATCTTCAGCAACCATTGCTTTTCTTTCTTCTTTTTCTTCCTCGTGTAGGGTAGCAAAGTCTGGTTCTTTGATACCTTTTTCTTCTCTTTCCAATTCTTTTCTTTTGCTTTCTATAAATTCTTCTATTTCTTCTTCAGTCCTACCATCACTTTTCATTAAACCTACAATCCTCTGCACTTCCGCATCTTCCATTATATCCATTTCCATAGGTATAATATTTCCATCTTTATCTAAAGTAAACAACTCTATCTTTGGGCGTTTAAAAACCTTAACATAAAGCAGCTTATCGGGTCCGGTAAGTTTAGTAATCCCGATGGTTTCAGACATACTTTTGTCGAGCATCTTCTTTTTAAGATGATAAAGCATAATTCGAATTGATTCTTGGTTTTTAGTGTCTGCACATTTAATCAGTGTTGGTTTATTTGTAAGTAAAACTTTTCTTACTGCGTCTTCTAAAACTGACATTTTTACCTCCTTTTATTATACTCCGTTTGGTTTAATCTTCTTGAAATAAAAATCCTTCTGAATTAAACCCGTCTTTATCTAATTCATTAAGAGCATGGTGGGGAACGCTTTTACCGTATAACAAACCTGATAAATACATTCTGTTTATATTACTTATACTGGTAAGTCCGAGTTTTGTCCACCACCAAGTCCCGTCACCGGCATCTGCAACAGCAAGCTCTTCGTCTACCCAGTGTTGAAGTAGTTTATTTTCTTCCATTTAAACCTCCTTTTATTGTGTTTATAGCTTAGTCGCCGGGAACGGGTAATTTTATTTGTTATATTATTATTCATTATACTGGTAGTATACACCAATTTAGGTTAGGTGTCAATGTAAATTTGT